GGAGAAGACGGTAAGCCCATCTACAGAGCTGATGGCAAGGTTCTAAAGGGACCTAACTATAAAGAACCAACACTTACTGATCTTATTTAACTAATGACCACCTCTTACATTGCACGTACTGGACGTGTACAATCTTGGCTCGATAATCCTGAGTCAAGGCTTCCAGTTAGCTGCACAGTTTTCCTGTGCGATGACACAATGGAGGGACCAAATGGAATTGAAGCAAGCTGGAGATTTGCTTCTCATGCTTTACGAAATGGAGCAGGTTGCGCGATCCACTTGTCGGAGTTGCGACCCAAAGGAACTGAATCAATTAAAGGAAATGACAAGCTCGTTGCAAGCGGACCAGTTTCATTTGCCAAAATCTACAGCACCTTAAATGAAATATTGAGGAGGGGCGGCACATACCGTAATGGTGCGATAGTGTGCCACCTAGATCTCCGGCATCGTGATGCTCTTGAGTTCATTAATGCATCACGATCAGAGTTGCCGTGGATTAAACGATGCATCAACATCACAGATGAATGGTGGAAAGAATGTACATTCAAAGAACAATTGCTTCACGGAATTAAGTCCGGGGACATCTGGCTAAACAAAGTTAAGTATGACAAAAATGGAAAAAGAATCCGCGGTAACGTATGCACTGAAGTGTATTTGCCAAGCAGAGGCACCTGTCTCTTGCAGCATATCGCTCTCTCTGCCTGTGAATTTGACGACATTCCAAGAGCTTTCGCTGAAGGGATGCAGCAATTGTGCGAACTCCATGGTCGAACTGGCGTTGGCGATTCAGGAGAATATCTCCCAAGTGAAACAGACAGACAAGTTGGACTTGGAATGCTTGGACTCGCAAATCTCCTACGGCGGTACGGCGTAACTTATGAACAGTTTGGTGAAGGACTTCGTTGCCTGAACAGTGGTGAAGTAATTCGTACACCAGCCTACGAACTTGCCGTACAACTAAAGCTAGGTATCAACCTTGCAGCACGTGTTGCTAGGTCACACAAGATGGATAGGGCGTTTGCAATTGCCCCTACTGCATCGTGTAGCTACAGATCAAAAGATCTCGATGGCTTCACATCTACCCCTGAGATTGCACCACCTATCAGTCGTACTGTGGACCGTGATAGCGGCACGTTCGGTGTACAAACATATAATTACGGTGATGTTGAGATTGCATCAGAAGTTGGTTGGGATGCCTATAAGGCAGTCGCTGATGGACTGATGACATTGCTCGATAGCACAGGGCTTCTTCATGGATATAGCTTTAACTCTTGGAGTGACGTTGTAACCTACGACAATGAATTCGTGGAAGAGTGGCTACGGTCCCCGCAAACTAGCCTCTATTACTCGCTTCAAGTGATGCCGGATACACAAGATAAGTCAAATGCATATGCGGCATTAGATGAGTCAGAAGTGGACAGCTATTTAGAGGACATTTTAAATGAAGAACTTCAATGTGATTGCCAAGAATGAGACTAAATCCTTATCAGAAATTATTAAACAGAAAGAGAAAATGGACACCAGTACAGACAACTGCTGGTACATGCAAGGAAGGAGCACACGAGACATTACTCCGTGCCCTTGCTTTGCGACACATGGAACTACCTGTGGGAGATTTTATCCGTGATGGATTGGCTTCCGACGTACCAGAGTTATCGCGGGAACTACTGGAGTCAAACGTCAAAGACGAACAGAACCACGACCTGGCACTTGGTTACATTGCCAATGCTTACGGGACTGATCCAAAAGCTGAGGCTGAAGCGTTACGGCTACGTGATGCTTGGACAGCGCATCCGGATCATACGATCCTCAAAGCGATGGTTGCCGAGCGTGCAGTGTTCTTCGTTCTTTTACCATTGCTGCGCGCTAATGGTGACCCTGGAATGCGTACCGTAAGTGCTGATATTTCCAGAGATGAACAGATCCACGTTGCATCAAATTCAATTGTATGTAGAGAACTAGGACTGGAGATCTCTCCAAGCCTAGACAAACTACGTAAGGCAACAATCAATTGGGTGATGCAACCACTTGGTAGTAATACCGATAAATATTTAGACAAAAAATTTTGGCTGGATTCTAGTGACAACCTGATGTATCAAGGCAAAGCTCCTGAGCTTTCCTTTACTAAGTCAGCACGGATGCCAGCATTCTTCGAACATAGTAATGTCAACCTCCCTCAGTATGCTTGAGACCGTAGGCATGCAAGCCCGTGGTTTAACACATCAATTAGAAGAAACTTTCCCACCCACTACACCCACACCAGATGATTCAATGGAAAAAATTATGTATCGATCCGGTCAGCGTAGTGTTGTTGAATGGATCATCCGTTATATGGAGGAAAATTAAATGAATGTAACAGCAGAACAAAGACGTATTGCTAAGTTACTTGGCATCCAAAACATTGATAGCCGAAATGATTTAATGCAAATCAATCAGGCAACTAGTATTGCTAAAAGGATTGGCATTCAAGACATTGATACTCAAAATGATATTCGTCAGATCAGAGCTGCTACACCAGAGAAAAGAGAGTTTGATTATGGAGATGCTCTCAGTCAACTGAGTCACGAATTTAGACAACGCATATCAGCATCAGAAGGTAAGTATGCAGATAACCTGAGAAGCTTAGAAGATAGCCTACGTGACATGCGAAGCAAACCTTTCAAACCACTAGAAAGGAATCGTGTCATGGGTATTAGATTTGCTGGTCAAAATAGTAGTGCAAGTAAAAAGAAAGATGCCTTTAAACGAAGGGGTCAACGAATCCAAGGTATTAGAAGTACAGCAATTAATCTTTAATAATGAGCGCACGAACTAGGTATGATTATTTATCAAGCGATCGTTCTCAATTTCTAGAAGAAGCACGGCAAGCATCAGAGCTTACCTTGCCATATTTAATTCAAGGACATGAAGAACATGTCTCAGGTATGAAACGTTTGAAGACACCTTACCAATCGGTCGGTGCCAAGGCGTGTGTCACTTTAGCAAGTAAACTTATGCTTGCTTTGCTACCTGTACAAACAAGTTTCTTCAAGCTACAGCTAGACGAAAGTCAACTCGGTCAAAACTTTGCACCGGAAATGAAATCAGAATTAGACCTGGCATTTGCCAAGGTTGAAAGAATTATTCTGGAATCTATTTCTGCATCAGATGATCGTGTAGCTGTACATCAGGCACTGCTCCACTTAGTTGTGGCAGGTAACGCGCTGGTGTTCATGAGTAAGCATGGCTTAAAGGTATATCCTCTGAACCGCTACGTAGTGGATCGGGATGGAAACGGTCAAGTGATTGAAATAGTCACAAAGGAAAGAGTAGCAAAGGATCTGATTGAAACTCAGTTACCTAAAGAACAACTAGAGCCAAACCGTGTTGATGATGATGGTGTCTATGATGATGATGTTGATGTCTATACGCATATCAAGCGAGACAACAACCGATTCATTTGGCATCAGGAAGTCAACGGAAAGGTAGTCAAAGGCTCACAAGGTAAAGCACCTATCGATGTAAATCCATGGATTCCATTGAGGTTCAATACTGTTGATGGTGAAGCCTACGGGCGCGGTAGGGTTGGTCAATTTATTGGCGACCTTAAATCTCTTGAGGGTTTATCTCAAGCATTGGTAGAGGGCTCTGCAGCGGCAGCTAAGGTTGTCTTTACTGTAAGCCCGTCAAGTACAACAAAGCCTTCCACGCTGGCAGCAGCTGGGAATGGAGCAATCATTCAAGGCAGACCTGATGACATTGGTGTTATTCAGGTAGGCAAGACAGCTGACTTTCGTACGGCATATGAAATGGTTGGTACGTTATCGCAACGTATCAGTGATGCATTCCTTATTCTGAACATCAGGCAATCTGAACGCACAACAGCGGAAGAAGTACGGATGACACAGATGGAACTAGAGCAACAGCTAGGTGGTTTATTCTCACTACTGACTGTTGACTTCCTTGTTCCATACCTCAATAAGAAATTAAGTGATGCACAAAGGAATGGTGACATCCCTAAAATTCCTAAGAAAATTGTCAAGCCAACTATTATTGCTGGCATCAATGCATTAGGACGTGGACAGGATCGTGAGAGCCTAAGTCAATTCCTTACAATTCTTGCTCAAACACTTGGGCCAGAAGCTATCGCAAACTTTATCAATACTGATGAAGTCATTAAACGATTGGCTGCAGCACAAGGCATTGACATACTTAATCTTGTACGTTCAATGCAAGAAGTACAGCAAGAACAAGCTGCAATGCAACAGCAAGATATGCAGATGCAGGCAGCTCAGATGGAAGTTGATGCAATGAAGACACCAATGATGGATCCATCTAAAAACCCTGAACTATCACAACAACCACCAATCGAATAATTTAAATGGCAGAAGTAATGTCAATGCTCTCTGATGAAAATCCACAGGGAGAACTTAATGCAGATGAGCAAGAGTCGCTTGCAATTGGCCAGGAAATGGCCGAAGAGCAAAACACTATGCTCGCTGGAAAATATAAGAATGCTGAAGAATTAGAAGCAGCTTATATTGAACTTCAGAAAAAACTTGGTGAAGACAAAGAAGAATCTGAAGAGGAAGAGGAACAAGAAGAGACAGATGAAACAGTAGAATCATTATTTGATCGACTTTGGGAGCAATCCCAAAACGATGAATTTGATGAGGATACATTGAAAGAACTATCTGAATCAGATCCGGCTGAACTCGCAAAGATGTATCTTGAATATCGAAATAGTACATCCAACTCATCACTTAGTGACGAGGAAGCTGAAGCCTTGAAAGGAAGTGTTGGTGGTGAAGAGCAGTATTCACAGCTTATGCAATGGGCTAATGAAAATATGAACGATCAAGAAATTGACATGTTTGATTCAGTCATTGGTTCAGGTGATGTTAATGCTGCATACTTTGCAATCCAAGCGTTATCGTATAAATACGGTGACTCGGTTGGAGTAGAGGGCAAGCTTGTACAAGGTAAGGCTCCAACCGAAACAACAAGGGGATATAAAAGTCAAGCCGAGGTTGTTAGCGCAATGCAAGACCCAAGGTATGACCGAGACCCTGCTTACCGCCAAGAAGTAATGGCCAAGCTTGAACGCTCAAACACAAACTTATTTTAAATTATTAACCTTAACTATTACAATGAAAAAAATTATTGCACTCCTCCCTGCCACTTTGCTGGTTGCAAATCCGGTACTTGCTGGACCATACGTCAATGTAGAAGCCAACTCTGGTTACACTGGAAATGATTATTCCGGAAGTGTAATTGATAACCATGTTGGATACGAAGGTGACAACTGGTATATCCAAGCTGGTCCTGCCATTGTCCTTAGTGATGGTGCAGAATCTGAGCTGGAACTTTCCGGCAAGTTGGGCGGTACTACAGCTCTAAGCGATCGCCTAGATCTTTATGGAGAGGTGTCATTCATGACTGGGGATTACAATACTTCCTACGCAACAAAGGCTGGACTTAAATATTCTTTCTAATGAACGATACACAAGTATGGCCTAAAGAACCGCAAATGTACATCCAAGAAAACGCTGTGAACCATAACGAAAATGCTGAGAAGCTGAACGGTCGCCTAGCAATGCTGGGTGTGATCGCAGCACTAGGTGCTTATGCACTGACTGGTCAACTTATCCCTGGAGTCTGGTAATGCCACAAGGTAAAGGAACATACGGCACGAAGAAAGGTCGTCCTCCTACTAAGAAGAAGTAATGCCAACAAAAAAAAAGGCAACCAAAAAAATTAAAGGCGCTGATGGTAAAGCTTGCTGGAAAGGATACTCATATGCGGGTACTAAAAATGGCAAGGACAAATGCGTGAAATCAAAATAGCTAAATAGATTTAACGGGAGGTGCAATTCCTCCCCTAGCTCTAGCCAGCCAAGGCTTAAAAATGGTCTTACTTAATCTTACTTACCCAACCATGAACTATTACTTAAATGACCGCTGTACTTTCAAGACCACAAAAACTAAATAACTGGGAAGCCTTTTGTAACTGGGTTACCTCTACTAACAACCGTCTCTATGTCGGTTGGTTCGGAATCCTTATGATTCCTACGCTGCTTGCAGCTACTACTTGTTTCATTATTGCCTTCGTTGGCGCACCCCCTGTTGATATTGATGGAATTCGTGAACCAGTTGCAGGATCGCTCCTGTACGGAAATAACATTATATCGGGAGCAGTTGTCCCGTCTAGCAATGCAATCGGCCTGCACTTCTATCCCATCTGGGAAGCAGCAAGTCTCGATGAATGGCTCTACAACGGTGGACCATTCCAACTCGTTGTCTTCCATTTCCTTATCGGTATCTACTCTTACATGGGACGCGAATGGGAACTTAGCTACAGGCTAGGTATGCGCCCTTGGATCTTCGTTGCTTACTCAGCACCTGTCGCTGCGGCAAGTGCTGTCTTCTTGGTATATCCCTTTGGACAAGGTTCTTTTTCAGATGCGATGCCTCTTGGCATTTCCGGCACCTTCAACTACATGTTGGTCTTCCAGGCTGAACACAATATTCTTATGCATCCTTTCCATATGCTTGGTGTTGCCGGCGTATTTGGTGGGGCTTTGTTCAGTGCTATGCATGGTTCTCTTGTCACCAGTTCCCTGGTTAGGGAGACGACCGAAACGGTATCTCAGAACTATGGGTATAAATTTGGACAGGAAGAAGAGACATATAATATTGTCGCTGCTCACGGATACTTTGGACGATTGATCTTTCAATATGCTTCATTTAATAACTCGCGTAGCCTCCACTTTTTCTTGGCTGCATGGCCTGTGCTTGGCATTTGGTTTACAAGCTTGGGTGTTAGCACTATGGCTTTCAATCTTAACGGATTCAACTTTAATCAATCCATTGTCGATAACGGGAACCACGTTGTCCCTACTTGGGCTGACATTCTTAACCGTGCGGGACTTGGAATGGAAGTAATGCATGAGCGTAATGCTCATAACTTCCCACTTGATCTAGCAGCAGCGTCTACCACTGAGGTAGCACTGACTGCACCTTCTATTGGATAAACTCTATGGCTTCAGGACTAAAAATTAAAAGCGGAAAAAGAGATGAATTCATAGCTGGTCATATGACACCAGACAATAAAAAGATGTTGTTCGATCACTATAAAAGCATTAAAGATCCAAAGGATAAGAAGAGAGAAGCTGTACGCCTAAACAAGATGTATAATAAATACGGATTACATTTTGGCGCATAAGTAAAGTACTTACGTTCATCCGTTAGGACGCATGCCGCCTAGTCATGGAACGGGGGCTAGGTAATTGGAATTAACAATGACTGTTACTCTCACTTATCGCGGCAACAAGTACAACAAAACTGTGAATAAGAAATAGGCTTACTGCCGGGTTCAAGTCCCGGCTTCACTATTGGCTTTAGCCCTCTACGGAGGATACCTTTAGCCGTCTAGACGGTGGGATAGACCACACATATACAATTAAATAACTCAAAGATCTTTGAGAGTCGAATATACATTTACTCTCTATAATAATGGCACATCAAAGTTCATCGCTGACAACCAATCAGGTTATTGTCGGCGCTAATAATTTGGCGGGTGGTCAGTCTCCAACAACTGCACAACGCCGCGCTCTCTATCTGAATTTGTTCAGTGGAGAAATGTTTAAAGGCTTCCAGCATAACGCGATTGCTCGCGATTTGGTGATGAAGCGTACACTTAAGAACGGCAAGTCTTTGCAGTTCATCTATACCGGCCGTACCACGGCTGAGTATCACACCCCTGGAAACGCAATCCTCGGTAACTCCGATGGTGCACCTCCAGTGGCAGAGAAGACAATCACGGTTGACGACCTGCTGATCAGTTCAGCGTTCGTTTATGACCTTGATGAGACTCTTTCTCATTACGATCTGCGTTCGGAGATCAGCCGCAAGATCGGCTACGCCCTCGCAGAAAAGTATGACCGTTTGATCTTCCGTGCTATTGCACGTGGTGCACGTGAGGCTTCACCTGTTAGTGCAACTAACTTCGTTGAGCCAGGTGGTACACAGATTCAAGTTGGTACTGGTAGTGGTTCAGAAGCTGATGCATACTCTTCTTCCGCACTAATCGCAGCCTTTTATGACGCTGCCGCTGCACTCGATGAAAAGGGTGTATCTGGTGACGGACGAGTGGGCGTCTTGAACCCACGTCAATACTATGAATTGATCCAAGCTTGTGGTTCAAACGGTCTAGTTAATCGCGATGAAACTGGTCCTGCCTTGCAAGGCGGTAACGGCATCATCGAGATCGCTGGTATCAAGATCTACAAGTCAATGAACATTCCGTTCCTTGGCAAGTACGGCACCAAGTATGGTGGAACTACAGGTCAGACATCTCCTGGTAACACCGGAGATTTCATTGGTCCTGCCTTAGAAGATGCTTCTGGTGCTACTACTGGCATCAACAATGACTACGGTACTGCTTCCGAATTCGGTGCAGTGTCTGCTGGTCTTATCTTCCAGCGTGAAGCTGCTGGTTGCGTAGAAGCAATCGGTCCTCAAGTACAAGTAACCAGTGGAGACGTATCCGTGATTTATCAGGGAGACGTAATCCTCGGGCGACTCGCGATGGGGGCGGACTACCTGAACCCTGCTGCAGCTGTTGAGCTGCATGTCACTAATTCAGCTCCTTCTTCATTCTAATTTTTATACACACTACGGGGATCCTTCGGGGTCCCTTTTTTTTAATTATATGGCTTTTCCTACCACTAATGCTCAGCAAGAGCTACCTGCTGTAAATACAATCCTGCAGTCATGTGGTCAAGCGCCTGTGACTACCCTTGATCAAACCAACCCGGACGTTGCGATTGCTTACCAGACTTTGTTAGAAGTCTCTCGGGAAGTACAGGCTGAGGGATGGACATTTAATAAAGAGAGTCACTATCCAATGACTCCTGACACAAACAATGAGATCCTTATTCCTAATAACGTTCTACAAATTGATCCTACACATAACGGATCCAATGTAGGACTAGATGTTGTAAGGCGCAGCGGTAAACTATATGACAAAGCACACCATAGCTATTCATTCACTAATGAAATTGAATGTGACATCACATGGCTATTTGATTGGGTAGACATTCCAACACCAATTGCAGACTTCATTGTAAATAGAGCAGCTTCAATTGTAAGTAGCAGAATTGTTGGTGATAGCAATCAATATCAAATGCTTCAACAAAAGGAAGCGTTTGCCAGGGCTATGGCAATGGAGTATGAATGTAATCAAGGAGATTACACATTCTTTGGACATCCAGGTAATACAAATACCTATAACAGCTACAAACCATACAACGCACTTTATCGATAAATGGCAGCAGTAACTCAACGGATCTCTAACTATCTAGGTGGAGTATCAAAACAATCAGATGACAAAATGCTCCCCGGTCAGGTCCGTGAGTGCTACAACGGCTTTCCTGATGCCACCTACGGGCTAACAAAAAGACCTGGCTTCAAACATATTGCAAATCTGGGGACAGGAACTACATACGATAATGCTAAGTGGTTCTATATCAACAGAGATAATGACGAAGAATATGTTGGCTGCATTAAAGGAAATAGTATCTACATATGGAATGCTCTGACAGGTGTTGTGTGTACAGTTACATACGGGACAAATGCACAGAACTATTTAACTGGAACTAGAAACGACTATAAATTACTGACAGTACAAGACACAACGATTGTCGTAAATAGTGCAACAACAGTAACAGAACAAACAGCTTCATCATTCATAAGTTCTAGTCAAGGCACAGTAGTTTTATCCTCTTCTTCTCCTAATAATGAATACAACATTATACTGCAGGATAGGACTATTACTGTCACAGCTCACTCTACTGATTTTACATTTGACGATGTACTAGAAGATAAGTCTGGACATAATTTAAAAGATGCTATTACTAATGAAATTAATAGTCAAGCAAGTGCAGGTAACAGTAATTTTACTGGTACATGGACAGTAACTAGAAGTGGAGATTCAAGTCTAGACATTACCCGTGAAGTAGGAGGAACACGTACAGCATTTAGTTTGTCAGCTAGAGGTGGTGGTAATAATAGTGACCTAAGTAGTTTTCAAGATGAAGTAGATAACATTAGCCAGTTGCCACAAAAGTCATTTCATGGTCATGTTGTCAAGATTGTAAACAACGAAAATGTTTTAGACGATTACTACGCAAAGTTTCATGCAAATAATGGAACACAAGGTAATGGTTACTGGGAAGAAACCAGATCTCCTCAGGCTTCAGCTGGATTAAATAAATCCACAATGCCGCATGAACTAATTAATACATCGACAAATACCTTCATCTTTCAGCAAATCACTTATAGCGATAGGTTAGTAGGGGATAACGAAACGAACTCTCATCCAAGTTTTGTAGGATCACAAATTACAAGTGCATTCTTTAGTAATAACAGGCTTGGATTCTTGTCTCAAGACAACGTGTCTATGAGTCGCTCAGGAGATCAGTTTAATTTTTACTTTAAAACAGCACAGACAATTATTGATTCAGATCCAATTGACATTAGCTGTTCATCTATTGTACCTACAAAGTTAAACGCAGTACTGCCAACGGCACAAGGTGTTCTTCTATTCTCATCTAGACAACAGTTCATCATGTTTTCTGAGAGTGGTGTACTAACACCAAATAATGCAAGTATTCGTGCTATCTCAAACTATGAGGTAGACGAAGCTGTTAGTCCAGTAGATGTCGGAACACAGATTAATTTCACTACTAAAACACCAGGATATACACGTGTATTCAGTATGGTGACACGTGGTCAAGAAGAGAACCCACAGGTGATTGATCTATCACGTGTAGTAAAGGAATGGATTTCACCAACGATTGATCAGCTTATATCTAGTCCACAGAATTCGATGATTGCCTTAGCGGATCAAACATCTAATGAGGTATATGTATTTCGTTACTACAGTGATGGAAAAGAAAACCTAATGCAGGCATGGGTTAAGTGGTATATGACTGGCACAACTCAATTTATTGCTATTGATTCTGATGAAATGTATGCAGTAACAAAGCAAGGCAATCAGGTTGTCTTGTCAAAGGCAGCATTAAGCCAGAGTCCAGAACAAGCAATTATTGTCAACAACCAAGGCGTTAAGGTAAACCCATCCATTGATTTATATGCAACTGCATCTAGCGTTGTATATGACTCAGCAAATGAATTATCAAAATGCTACCTGCCATACAACGATGTATCTAATCTAACACCAGTATTGATCATTAAGGGCAATACAAGTACAGGTTCATTTGTTGAATCAGGTTTTACAATTACACCAGAACGTGGTAGTGATGGGACTGGACCATACTTTATTGTACCTAAAAAAGATCTAACTAGTTTAGCCAGTGACGTGATTGTGGGATTTAAGTATGACTTTGATGTACACCTACCTACTACATTCTATAGACCAGAAAATAAATCAACAGATTTCACAGCTTCACTAACTATAGCTCGTATGAATTTCTCTGTTGGGTTATCAGGAGCTATGAATTTTAAAGTCAAGCAAAAAGGTAGGGAACCATATCGAGTTGAATTTACTGGAGATGGTACTACAACAAGCTTTAACTTTAACAAAAGAGATCTTGATTATCAGGACAGATCAGATGTCAAAGTATCAGTAGATGGCATTGCTACCACAGCTTTTAGTTTTACAAACGATACAACCATTGTTTTCAATAGTGCACCTGCAAATAATGCGAAGGTGTCATTTGTTATTGACGAATGGTTTAGTACTACTGCTGTAGTTGAAGCTAATGAGTATTTAGCCAATGATGTCCCACTAGATAACGAGACAATATTTACGATACCTATTCATCAACGAACTGAGAATTTTAAATTGAGGATGTTTAACAACACACCGTTCCCCGTTGCTTTAAACGCAATGATGTGGGAAGGAAACTATACGCCACGTTTTTATAGGAGGGTCTGAGCATGATAGGAGATGCAATCAGTGGAACATTAGGTGGGGCTGGAGCTGGAGCTGGTATTGCTACTGCAGTTTCAACTGGTGCTAGTGCTGGTCCTATCGGCGCAGCGATTGGTGCAGGTGTAGGACTTGTTAGTGGATTATTAGGCGGCAGCAGTAAAAAGAAAGCAGCAAGTAAACAAAAAGCTGCCCAAAAGAAAGCCGTAAGAAAAACCCACAAATACAATAAAAAAGTTTGGAAGTACAACAACGCAGAAGCTGAAAGAAAATATGATCATCAAGTCGAGTCGTTAAATATACGACAAGACAATGATACAGAGCGGAGAGAATACACAGACAAGATAAATAATAATAACTATAATCACGCGATGGCGATTCGTGATTATGAATTTAGTCAAGCTACTCGGGCATACGAAGCATCCGTAGCTGCTGCTGATGAACAAATCTCATTCAATCAAATAGCAAGTAACTTTGCTGTAAAGCAGCAGGATCGTTACGCAGAAGAAATGATCCGTGGAATGATGTTTGATGAAAAACAAACATTAGCTAATTATGCACTGCAATCTGCAGGATTTGAAAATCAAAGAAACCAGATAATTAATAAAAAAAGATCATCAAAAGCTGATGCAACATTTAAAACACAAGCTGAAAGGATCAAAGGTCTGAAAGCAAGTGGTGAAGCAGCAGCAAGGGGACCTGGCAGATCAAATGCAAAAGCAGTACAGGCAGCAATGGCTGAGGCAGGAGCTAACCAAGCTGCTATCGCAGAAGAACTGATGTTTGGTTTAACTGATTTAAATATTTCGTTAGATGCAGTTAGAATTAAAACTGAAGGAATGTCTAATCAACTTATTATAGATCAAGCAAAATTAGCAGCATCAGTGTCTAATTTAAATGCAAATGATAAGTTGGCACGGGAACAAATTGCATTCAATTTAAAAGATGCTAATCGCAGGGCAAGGGCAGCTATCCCTATGAGACCTGAAATGACGCCGCCTATGCCAAAACCAATAGCACTACCTAAACCTGAATATCAGGACATCTATAAGCCTAAGAAACCACCTAAGCCTAAGAAAGGAGCATCAGCTGTACTTAGCACACAACCATCGATGATGGGAGACGTTGGCACTGCAGCCATGGGAATGGTTCAAAGCTTCCAGAAAGCAGGAATCTTTAGTGGTGGTGGTTATAGCGCAACTCCTGCAACAAGTAGTCCAAGTATGTTTAATGCTGGAGGATATTTAAGTAGCACCACATCTAGTTTAGCGTCGCTTAATTTGTCAAACGTAGGAGCATCTACAGGACTAGGAAGTAGTTTCAGTGCTGGTAGTTTTGGAGGTATGAATAAACTTGGGTTATCTGGACCAGTAGGAGACTTTAATTTAAACCCCTCTCTATCTGCAATTTCATAACACATAACTAATGTCTGAATACAAAACATTTGCTAAACCTGGCGACTTTAATGCCAGGTTATCTAAAGCAACTAATAATGCTGCCAAAATCCAACAGGAAGCAGCAAGACAAATCAAGGGGATGAATGCTGCACGTTCCCTTGAAAAGGAACAAGAACAGATCTACCTACGTGCAATGCAATTCGCACACAGTAGCGAAAAAGAAAGTAGGGAGACCAATTTCAAGCTTGAGACTGAAAATCGCAGGATGCTTGCTGAAGCACAGCAAAAAGATATTAAGACCGATATTGAGATAGCAGAAGCTGAAAGGGATAGGCAACCTGAACAAACACTAATGCAAGAACTGGCACCGTTGGTTCCAAAGTTTGCTGAGGGGATTGCTCAGTTTGCTGAACAGCGAATTAAAAACGATAGAGATGCTGCAACTGTTGCTGCTTATCAGCACGGCTTCACAATAGATACTCTTGAGAATATCCTCAAGCTAAATGATCAGCTAACACTATCCCAATTCCAGGCAACTGAATACATCCAGGGTTTATCTGGTCAGGGTTGGTCGGAAGAGAACATCAATGCATTGTATGAAAAGCAGTACCTAACTAGAGGGTCTAAGGCTTGGGTAGATAACAAAGCACTGGCACTAAATAGCATTGGTAATTACGAGACCGGATTGGCTACACACATTGCCAACCTTGGTGAATTAACTCCAACTGAACAGATCCTTGAAGTACGTAACTACACACAGGATTGGCTAACTAAAGTCAATATCAATGGTCGTCCGTTAAGTGCTGAAGTAATGAGTACTGTCATTAACCCAAAAGTACGCGCTGCAGAAAGACGAGCACTTGAACCCATTCAAAAGCAGCAGAATACAGATCGTAAAGATCAGCTAACAGTTGATCAAAATAGGGTTTACTCAGTAGCATTTCAGGAGGAAGGTCCTGCAGGTCTTCAACGTTTAAACTCTATTAATCCATCGAAAGATAAAAGAGATGGAACAATTGATTTTTTAATTAATGGACATAAAAGTGGTGTTCTAAAAATCGATCAGTTAGACGACTTCTATGATTCAACGTTTCTTATTGCAGCCACAGGCAAGAATCAAACATTAGCTGAACATTTTCCTGGTGACGAAAAGGTTGCTGCACTCAACACATACATAAAAAATGTAGAGAGGCAAAATGAAATAGATTTTAAAGAAGAAGAAGCAGAAACTATGCGGGGGGCTCGTTCACTTATAACTGACGAGATTAATAAAATCCTTGCTAGTGGAGAAACAATAACACCAGAAGATATTGAAAGATTGAGAAAAGATGGTGTACGTATGGCAGGAGTTAAATTCCAGTCTGACGAACTTGATTACGCTGCTGAGTATTATACAAAAAATGCTCAGATGGAACCAATCGCATTAGAAATAGGAGAGAAACTTGTAGACAATGGTGCGACATTAGATGAGCTAATTGAAAAGGGTTTTAGCCAATCGCTTTTAAATACGGAAACTGATAATGGGCAAAGCCTGCTACAAAGAGCAAGAGTAAATGAAAAAGCTAGGACTAGTAAATATTTCAAAAAGGGAAATGATGCAATATCGTCATACATCAAAGAGCATCCTACTATTGAGAAAAATGCTTTTGTTGAAAAAAAAGGATTAAGCTTTGAAATAGAATACCAACAAAAGGAATATCGTGAAAAGTACTTTGAGTTATTAAAAAAGAATGGTGGTGTTGAAGAAGAAGCAGACACCATGGCCCAAGCTGATATTAAAAATAAAATTAATATATATCTCAATAATATAAAAAAACAAAACAAGGGACTTACAAGAGAAGAAGATTCTATTCTAAGAACTTTAAAATACACTGACAAATTTAAATTAAGGCAACTAAAGTATTTAGATTACCGTGAAGATAATGTAAGCCTTGGAATTGTTGCACAACAACTAGGAAAAAAATTATTTATGGATTCGGTCGAAGCATTACAATCACCTATAAAAGAAGTACCAACAGAATTTGCAACTGTAGCGCATATCTACAACAAAACACCATTTGAATTTGCAACGTTTATTGCACCAGCATTTGGAGAAGACGCTGCTGAGTTTATTAATGCTACAACCTTAAACACGTATCAAGAGACATTTAAACCAGAACGTATGCCTTTATTGAGGAATACATATGGGACAGCAATGCGACCATATAGGGCAACATCTAGTGCTTTACCAGCAGCGCGAAGGGGTAGTTTTGCAATCCCTACACCAGCAGGTCAACAAACACCTGCCTGGTCAGCAACTGGTGCTGTAATTAAATTTGCAGAAGGAACGCTTCGCCTAGGCAGGATGTACGACGTGAAGTTTGGCGGGACTACTTTTAATGACTATTCAAGACATCCTGATGAAGTTATGTCATCGAGTGGTTTGAATTCTGCTGCAGCTGGTGCGTATCAATTCATGCCAGCTACATGGAAAGGTGTTTCTGAAAAACTAGGTCTACAAGATTTTGGACCAGAAGCGCAAGAAATGGCAGGTCGTGAATTACTCATAGGTAGAGGTGTAGATCCAGACAGAGTGTACACAAGTTTTGAAGATTTTAATAACAACCTATTGCTTTTAATAGCACCTGAATTTGCATCAATACCAAAGGCTGATGGCAAGTCGTACTACCAAGGGCAAACGGCAAAGAGTGCTTTAAGGCTGTGGGAAATCTATCAACAAGGACTTAAACAGTTTGGAGTGAACTAAGTGAATGACTATGACGAACAGTTGAGTGAAGGTACGCCTTCACATCTAAGTGAAGAAGAACAACTTCAAATACAAGCAGATCGTGAATTTTATGACCAGCTTGGGACATCAACTGAACCTGAAGAGGTAACACAACCAGAAGCTGAAGCTACGGCTCCAGTACAAGAAGAGCAAGCTCAGCCTGTACAACAAGAAGTTCAACCAACAGAAGAACCACAACAGGCTGAAGCATTGCTAGACAATATGACTGGCAATGAAGTTCTTGATGAAAATCTACCTGAAGTAACTAAAGCCGGTTTGGCAATGGGTGCCGGAATTGCAGACTTTGCAGTTGATGCTTTTAACCTAGTTACCAGGCAAGAAGCAAGGAAAGTACCAGAGTTTGAAAATGAAGTAGCACAGAGCATGCGGGAGATGTCTTCTATTGTCCTGCCTACACTTGCACTGACTGGTTCAGGCTCAGCAGCTCTAGCGAGTAGAACTAAGAATATAAAGTTCTTAGCTGATCCATTTGTTAAATGGTTAGGTACTACAACATTTGGTGCTGGTGTAGGAGCTGCTGTGGACTACACAGTGGAGATTAACCAGACAGATGATAATGCCACTGGAATGCTTAAGAAGACGTTCCCAAGAACATGGGGATGGATACCTGACAACATCGCTACGATGGACACTGATAGTCCAGAAGTAAAGCGAATAAAGAATGTTGTGGAAGGTGTCTATCTAGGTGGTAGTAGTGACATGCTTGTAGGAGCACTGAAGTTTATAAAAAACCTAAGGGGTGCACATAGAGCAGCAAGTCACATTCCTGAAAATGAAAAAGCAGTCAAGTGGTTTTCTGAAAACGTAGAGATTAAAAACACACCTGAAGAAGTAGTAGAAGCATCTGCTGCGAAGAGATCTGCTGAACTAGATGAAGTTGGTGGCTACAACTTGGAGAAGTCAGTCAATATTGATGATCCAGTTTTTGGATACCACGATATGTACGACTATACCGAACAAGGTATTAGGTCAGTAGATGATCTAGGAATTGTCGGTGCTTCTATTGATGTTGTACGTATCGATAAAAATTACGATAGTGTCTATGGTCGTGTCGGAAGTGTTGTATCAGAAGGTGCTATTAAGTTTGGTCTAGAAAGCAGTGCTAAACAACAGTTAATTATCACAGGACTAGCTGAAGGTCTGAAGGATGCTGGTGAGTATGGTTACAAAACAGCTACAGGTAAATACATTAGCCATGCCGAGATAATGGAAACCGGTGCAAAGTTAGCTAATGACTTTTACCAAATGGACCTACAAGAGCTGCAGAGGACCATCTATCCAGGCTCTGTATATCAAGGCAGAAACGTAGATACAAAGACACCAGAGCTGACTAGCGAAGCTTATGCAGGAGTCATGGGAGCTATTAAGAGCTACATGGATGACTTTATCAATATGGATCTGGCCAAGGCACAGGCATACGTAGGCACGTCTCTAGCTGGTCAAGTATCTGATATGGCGCAAGGTATGCGTCTTACTGAAGGAACCGCTGCTATTGACCGAGCACAGGAACAGATCTTAGATCGTGTTGAGTTTTTAATGGCTCAAAAAGGTATGACATCTTATGCAAGAGGTAAGGCATTAAACCAGCTAAATCTTTGGAATAGGATGACTGCAAAAGGATCTAAGGCATATGATCTTGCAGAGACTAAACGTCTTGAGAATTTAATCAAAGATGAAAAGAATGGTACTCTCAAAGCAATGGAGAGGATCAAGCAAGAGTCAAAGGAAACCATCGATAACCTAAGAGAAATTAGTAAAGAGCAGCCTGAGATGCTTGCTCCAATAATGATGGGTTATGAGATGACTGACGGAAACATCAAAACCATTCATGCATTAAATGAGTATGTCAAGGAGTCCACAGGTGTATTGAGGAAAGCTTTTTACGATGGCAATCCTGAGATTCCTTCTGTGATCCTTAAAGGTTTTTATGCAAACCTATACAACTCAACACTAAGTGCAATTGCAACACCAATTAAAGCTGGTATTTCAGCAACACACTTATTAGTCGAACGCCCTGTAAAGATTCTAGGTGGTGGGTTAACTGGTGGTGACATGGAGACGGTGCGTCGTGGGATGTATCAATACAAAAACATGAAAGCAGCAGTTGATAAGTCAACTGAATACATGAATCAAGTGTTTCAAAGGTCTGCTCTTGACCCTAATGTTGTACAAACCCGTGATGATCTTGGACTCAAGAACAAAGCACAGATGGACTTGCTGAATGCCTTTGCAGATGCGAAAGCGAAGCAAGGTGAATATGGTCCTCAAGCATTGATGCAACAGGTTAGTGATATGAACGATTTAGCTAATCATCCTTGGCTTAGGTTCGGCACACGATCCATGCAGGCAACTGATGGCTTTACGAAGTCAATGATTGCAGTAGCTGAAGCAAGAGCTAATGCATATGACATCGTGACCAATGGTGGCAAACTACCTTTAGATGAAGCAAAGGCAGATGAACTTGCTAATGAGTTCTATCAAAAGATGTTTAATGAAAAAGGCATCTTGAATAATAAAGCAGTAGACAATATTGCTGGAGAAATCTCGATGAACTTGGATAACAAGGGAACGAGAATGATGTCAGATGTCATTAACAGACTACCTCTTTTGAAGCCATTTATGTTGTTTACTAAAACACCACTAAATGAACTAGCACTATCCCTGAGCTACCGTCCAAGTAACCCAGTAAAGGTATTTCTTGAAGACTCTGCAGCATTTAAAGCACCATTTGAAGAAGTAAGTGGTGCTGAAGTAGAACAACTTTTGGCGGCTAGAGGCATTGAAGTTGGACCACATAATGCAAGAGCTAAATACAATGAGATTAGAGCTGACCTTAAAGGTAGGAGAGCATTAGGAAACATTGCTGTTACCGGTGCAGTCGGATTATTTATGGATGATCGCATCACTGGCAATGGTCTTTACAACAGACAGAAGCAAAAAACACGTGATAAGACACAACGTCCACGTCGTTCTATCCGAGGATTAGACGATAATTGGTATAGCTATGAAGGACTTGGTCCTCTAACTAATTGGTTAGCACTGACTACAGATATAATGGACAACATGGATACATTGTCTGCTCATGAACAAGGCACCTTCTTAAAAAAGATGACATTTGTAGTAGCTGCATCGGTCACAGACAAGACTATGTTGGCAGGTATCCAACCATTGCTAGATGTAGTACGTGGTGATGTTGGTGCAATTAATAGATGGAGTTCTAGTTTTTTAAGTGCAGCGACGCTTAAAGGTTCTAGTCAAATGGCAGAGATTGGACGATTCTTTGATCCAGGTCGCAAGCAAGTTGAAAACGAATTTACTGCGATGGTGCAGAACCGGTTACCACTATTAAAGAGTGCATTACCTAAGGAATACGACTGGATTGATGGTGGTGAAGTAGGAGTACCAGACAGTTTCATGGCACGAGTTTGGAATACATACACGCCTTGGAAGATCACTGGTGAAATCAGCCCTGAAAAAGAATACCTACACGAAGTCGAGTTTGATGCAACACCATCCCTACGAACAGATGGCAAGGGTAATCCACTGACAGCAGCAATGCAATCAGAGATTCTTAATTACATGGGTGAAAAGGAACTATTTAAGAAAGGTATCCAACGTGTGATGCAGAGGTATCCAGCTAAAAAGTTCCGAGAGCTGTACAGAAGAGCAGAGAAAGAAGGGTTAAATCCTGATGTAGGTGAGTTTGCCAGTGTACATAGAGAACTAAAAAGAGAACTACGTAAGGCAATGCGTAAGGCAATGGATTCCTCTGCAAGCCTGACAGATATGCAACGTAAAGGCAAAGTGCAAGAGACTATTGGAAATTACCTGCAGTCAGGTGATATAGAAAGTGCAAAAGAACATATGGATTTTATGGAAGAAAACTTTTCTTACTAATGCGTAATGGCAACAACACAAAACACATACACAGGGAATGGTTCTACAACGAACTATTCATTTACATTTGAATATTTAAAACAGGCTGATGTCAAGGTAACACTTAATACAGCCGCTACAACTGCATATACATTTGCTAACGCTACGACGCTGGCATTTACAACGGCACCAGCTACTGGTGTGGCTATTCGTATTTTCCGTGACACACCTAGCGATACGCTTAGTTCTACTTTCTTCCCTGGCTCCGCCATTAAAGCTGAGGATTTAAACGAAAACTTTACTCAAAACTTATACGTTACACAGGAGTCTGATGCTGAAGCTGCTTTAGCTACCGCTACAGCTAACGGTGCTGTAACCACGGCTAACTCTGCTGTAACGACTGCTAATGGAGCAGTGACTACAGCTAACTCAGCAAACACTAAATCAGATGCTGCTGTAGCAACGTCTAACACAGCTGAAACTAATTCTAATACTGCTGTAGCTACTGCTAACACTGCTAACACAAACTCTACTAATGCTGTTAGTACAGCTAATACAGCATCGACTAACGCTACTACTGCAGTTAACACAGCAAACACAGCTACAACTACAGCGAACGGAGCAGTTACGACTGCTAACAGTGCTGCTACAGATGCTGCGTCTGCTATTACGACTGCTAATAGTGCAACAACTACAGCTAATACGGCACTAGCTAATGCTGCTACTGCTACAACAACTGCTAACGGTGCTGTTACTACAGCTAATTCAACAATTGCAACTGCAGCTAATGCTGTAACGACTGCCAATGGTGCAGTAACAACAGCTAATACTGCTGATACAAACGCTACGGCTGCAGTTAACACAGCTAATGCAGCAGCAGCTACTGTGGCAGCAACTGCGTTTTATGCGCCTATTGCAGCACTTGCAAATCTTCCTGGTAGCCCTTCTAATGAAGATAGGGTTGAGGTTGTTAATTCAACGGGAGTTGAGAGTAATAGTTCTGTTTCTGGTGTGCCAGCAGGTTTTGTTGGTTCAACTGATCTAACAGTCCGACTACAGTACAACTCATCTACATCTAAGTGGGTATGGCAACAGTATTTTGCTGCTGATCCTGAGAATAGGTATTTAACTGAATCTCTTCCTGTCGTAAAAGGTGATAGCACGAATGGTTCAGGTCAGATTACTCTTAATTGTGACAACAATTCCCATGGTGTAACGATCAAAGGACCACAACATAGTGCAGGTGCTACTTATACTTTAAAGCTACCTGATACAGTTGGCGCTGCAAATAATCTATTGCAGGTTGATGGCGCAGGAAATTTGTCGTGGAAAGGTTCTGATTACTTGTCAAGCGGTAATAGTATTATCAATACTGGTAATACTGGTATCACTCTTTCAGCCGTTAACAGTGGGACTGTTCTAAACCTTACTGGTACAGGTGCGTCAATAACTACTCCATTAACACTGTCTGGTAATCCTACTGCTGCTAATCACGCTGCAAATAAAGCATATGTGGATAGCTCTGCTACAATTATTACGCAGAATGACTTTGCTTATGCGCCGTCAAGTAATACTGCAACACTTCCAACTTATTTAAATGCAGTTGCAGTTTCTGGAACCCTATCATCTGGAGAATACTATCCTACTGATGCTGCCGGAACCTCATATGCAGTTTTACACTTTAGTCCTAACGATACACAAGTTAAAGATGCTTTAAATACGTTATCAGTTGGCGATAATGTAACTTTAGCTTATACCACTACTTATGGTAATGATCCCTCCTATCATACATCTTTAAACACAACAATAACTCAACTACCTACAGCAAATTCCTCATCGTACAACAACCTAGAGGTTAAATTTGGAACCGTCTGGTCTATAAGTAAGCCAACAAGTAACGCTGTAGTTATTTCTTCGGCTCAAATGAGTAATGGTACTGAGGTTCTTACAAACAACCAGGTACTTAAATATAAAACTGCAACGTCCAAGTGGACTCCAGAAGATTCAGGTTCCATTATTACGCAGACTGACTTTGCTTATGCACCATCAAGTAATTCATTAACGTTTGATGATGGTTTAACCAGCACTCCCGGTCCTAATGATTCAGAATTTAGCTTTTTTACGGACGCAAACACCGGAAACTTTTCATTTAAGCCAACAAACGCTTCCATTAAATCAAACATGGAAGCCCTGCAAGTTGGAGATAGTGTTACGCTTGATTGGACACATTCTAATGGTACAACTGCATCCCAAACCACAACTGTTAATACTATAACAGCGCAACCAATACCTTCTGGTAGTTATGGAACAGTAGTGTTTGCAAATGCTGGTCTATACCATTCAAGTAGTGCAGCTTCAGTAACACTAACTTGTTCTCGCTTCTCTAACGGTGTAGAACCTCTTGCTAACAATCAAGTCCTTAGATATAAAACTGCAACACAAAAATGGACTGTGGACAATATTCCTGCAGCTGGAGTAAGCCTAGGTCTAGCTATTGCACTTGGATAACATTGTTAAAAAAATTATTTACTAAACAAACTAATGGCTGAAACTTTTAACAACGCATCCGTCAAACTAACGACGACAAATGCGACAGATTTATATCAAGCGCCAACTGGTGCGGCAACAGACCGATCGATTGTTCTGAGTTGCTTGGTTGCCAACGTTGATGGCAGTGCTAGTGCTGTAATCACAATTGCGTTGACAGACGGCAGTGATAATGTGTTGAGCACTTTGGCTAGCACAATTGCTGTTCCTCCTGATGCGTCTATCGAGATTATTGCGAACAAAGTAGTTATGAAGCAATCGCAAAAGTTGCGGGCGACGGCTGGCGCTGCAAACGACCTTGAAGTAACGGTCAGTTCATTGGAGATTACATAATGAACGAAGGTGGAATTATTGGGAAACAAAATATTACAACGGCTATTTCTGCTTCAGGGATGTGGTCGGGTAATCAGGTTTTTTTGCGTAATACTGTTAGTGGTGAATGGCCCAGTTTTAATGCGCCTGATACTCTCACTTACAACGTCATAGGCGGCGGCGGTGGCGGTGGTACAGGCGATTACCAGTCTGGAGGTGCAGGTTCTGTTTTGGTGCAAGGAAATTATGTGCCAATAGCAGGTGTAGTTTATACCGTGACAGTTGGAGCGGGAGGTGGGGGAGGCTCACCTGCAGCAAATGGTGGGACAAGCTCTTTAATAGGAACAGGCGTTAGCGCGAGTAGTACCGGCGGCGATGGTTCTTCTGGTACTAATCAAGATTCAGGGGGCGACAATGCCACTTATACCGGTGGTGCTGGTGGTGCTTTTGCAGCTGGCGGCGGTGCAGGAGCTGGTGGCAATGGTGGAGCCTGTACTTCCTTTAACGGAGGCGACGGTGGCCCTGGCGTTACATTTATACACCCCACAGGCTTAACTGTAGGTGGGGGCGGAGGCGGCGGCGGATATATGACTGGTGGTGATGCAGGCGCTGGTGGTGGCAATGGCAGCCAACAGAGTGGTGACAGTGCTCCTGTGAACAGAGGTGGTGGTGGCGGCGGTGGTGGCGGTCAAGGCGGTAACAGTGGCGGTAATGGTGGCTCTGGCCGCGTTGTTCTCCGTTATGCCGATACATATCTGCCTGCCACGGCAACAACTGGAAACCCTACAGTTACAGTTGCAAATGGATACAGATACTATGATTTTACTAGCTCTGGGAGTATCACCTTCTAATGGCACATTTTGCATTAATTAAAAATAATATTGTTCAGCAGGTTGTCATCATTGATAATGACAAATTGATAAACACCGAGGGCAACGAGCAAGAGGCTTTAGGTGTTACATGCTGCCACTCGTTGTTTGGTACAGATAGTACCTGGATACAAACTTCTTACAACGACAACATACGGAAAAACTTTGCAGGTATTGGCTACACATACGACTTAACGCGTGATGCGTTTATCGCACCAAAACCTCATGCAAGCTGGGTGTTGAACGAAAGCACTTGCCGTTGGGAAGCGCCTACGCCATACCCAGATGATGGCAATGCCTACACGTGGAACGAGTCAACAACATCGTGGGTCAAGGTTGAAGCACCTGAATAAAGCTATCAGGGCTTAATTAAATTTTTTTTAAATTATTATGATTACACTTATCCGTCCAATTCTGTTCTCTTTTATCCAATCTCCAAAGGTCAAACGCTTGATTGTTGACCTGCTGCGGAAAATGGCTACAACAACAGACAATACAGTTGATGATACCGCTGTTGATTTTATTGAACGTGGGTTGTTTGGTACACAGTAATGGAGTGGGTTGACCCACCCAAACTACCCTCTCTATTGCTCCCTGAAGCGTTCCAATTACCTATACCTATACTAGAGGTACCACAGGCAGATATACCGTCGTATGAGCCGCTTGTGGTGCCTCCTAACGTACTTAGACCGCCACCAGGGATAGAGGGTATTAATATAGATCCTCCACCACAAAGTACAGATAGTCAACAACAACAGCAAACAAACAATCCAACATTAGCTAAACCAGCTATACCACCTGAAGCTCAGTTCGTAGAGATTCCGTTCACGGACATTGAAGTCCCGATGCCTACTACTACGATCATGACTACTGCAGCAACTACAGCATTTATTTCTGTAGCTGCCACCCTTGCTGCTACATCACTATTTAAATATTTAGTGATGATTATGAAACCAATCATGAAGCAAGCATGGAACAAAATAACAAAAAAGAAGAATCAACCGGACCCAGTAAAAACTTCTTAGCAAAGGTAAAAGAAAATACAGAAGATGAACTACAAATCCTTGGAACCTTTGTTCGTCTAGGCGTTGTTATTTGGAGTGGTTTTATTATTACTCTAAACTATGTTGAACTACCCATGATTAAAAAAGGTCAGAGTGGTGGTGATATAACGTTTGTTGCTTCTGTGTTTACTGGTGCACTTGCTACTTTTGGTTTAACTACTTCCAATAATAAATCTAATAACAAATCTCCTGATCCTAAAAAGAAAGAAGAATGAAACGATTACTACTTTTATTGTTTTTAGCTAGTCCAGTATCAGCTCAGGTGACCCCTAACTTCACGCAAGGTTCAATGCAGTCAACAACAACTACCACCATTGATATTGACCGAACTATTGCGACAAATGTATATGGTGGTGCATATTCATCATGGTCTGGAACAAACGTAGTCCCAAGTGGGGACATCTCAAATGCTGCTACAACTTATTCAGTTCATACTGCAGGCGATCAATTTCAACTAGAAATTGTAACCAGAGCGGCAGGAAAGATTCAAGACAGCCTAGTAACAGAAACAATCGAACAAGTTACTACTACTACATCCTTATCGGTCTTCTCTCAGTAAGTCCTGCTTACGCTAATGATGACCCAAAGGTACAAAATACATCATCTCCAGTAGCAGCAGCTACAGGTAATGTGACCAATCAGGCGGTGCAGTTCCAGAACACTGGTGCACCGTCTAGGCAATACTTTGCAAGTAACAATAGTTGTAATGGAGCAACCATGCAATTCTCGCCCTTTTATATGGGCAATGATACTATTCCATTCGATAGTACAGGGTATGTACGGAGCAATAACTACGGCGTACAACTGAACTTTTCAGTTCCCTTAGATGGTGGCATGATAGAAACCTGTAAAGGTATCGCTCGTAAACACGAACAAAAGATGCGTCTTGACTACGAATTAGTCAGAGCACTTAAATGTACAGAAATTATGAAATCAGGTTTTACCTTTAGACCTGGCAGTCGTGTCGAAATGCTTTGCCATGACATCGTACCAATCGTATCCCTTAAATAATGGAAGCAATAGTCGCTGCTGTCATTGCAATAGTCGCTGGCGGCGCAACTCTGAATAACAGACTACACAACAGAATAAACAATGTACATGATCGCATTAGTGGTCTTGACAGACGTATTGACGCCATTGAACTTGGCGTGGCTCAGGACTATGTTTCTAAAGCTGATTTATCAGTCATGGTTCAACGTATGGAAGATCATATGGTGCGTATTGAAAACAAATTAGACCAAATTGTCCTTAGGAATAACTAAATGACGTATAAACTTGTAGACCTATACACCGAAAAGGTACTAGGTACTTACGAAACTGCAGATCAGGCAGTTAAAGCTGAATCACACCTAGTTCATGAGCCAGGTGAAACACGCTATGCAATCGAAACACCAGTAGTTAAAAAACCAAAGGCGAAGAAAGCACGTGTCAAAAAAGAAAACTGATAAGACTGCTCAGGCATTTGATGATGGATATTGGTATCCAAACACGATTAAAAAATTTGGTCCTGGTGAAAAAGATCCTGAAAAAGGAAGTAAACGCCGACGCAGAAATCCCTTTAGGGATGCTAAAAAAGGTATTGCCTGATGTCAAAAAAGAAAGCGAATGAAGATCAGTTTAATGAACTGCACAACCTAGTAACAACAGAGTTCTTGAACCGAGTCAAATCCGGTGAAGCAAGCACTCAAGACCTAAAGGCAGCTTGTGATTGGCTGGCAAAGAATGACATTAGTGGTGTTGCTGTTGAAGGTAACCCATTGTCAAAACTAGCTGGAATCATGCCACAAGTTGACCCTGAACTTGTACAGAGCAGACTTTATGGCCGCAAGTAGTTCCACATACTATAAAAATAATCCGAAAGCAAAAGCTAAACGGAATAAGCAACAAGCACGCTACAACAAAACAACTAAAGGTTTAAAGATTCGTACTGCTGCCAACAAGTTAAACCGCAAGCTCGGTACTTATGGCAACCATGACGAACTAGATGCTTCTCATACTGGTCCTAATAAAGGCAAATTAGAAAGTCCTTCTAAGAATCGCCGTAGACCACGTATGAAATCATCTCGTTACGCATGACACCTTTACTTCCAACTCCTGAACATTACCTTTACAACCTAATAACCATGACATCCTCTGAAGCCAAGCGCCTTTGGAGGCGCAGCATTAAAGAACACTTTGGCTGCACATGCGTTTATTGCGGAAAAACTTATGAACTATCTCAACT